GTATTACTGCTGGAACTGGTTTAACTGGTGGAGGTGCTAGTGGTAATATAACATTAAATGTAGTTGGTGGTACAGGTATTACTGCTAATGCAAATGATATAGCTATTGATTCTACAGTAGTAACTCTTACTGGAACACAAACTCTAACCAACAAAACTTTAACTGCACCAACTTTTACAGGTACAGCACAAGGAGCAAGTCTTACACTAACTGGTGATTTAACTGTACAAGGTGATACTACAACTTTAAATACAGCTACTTTACAAGTAGAAGATAAAAACATTGTATTAAATTATCATGCTTCAAGCGACACTTCAGGTTCTGCAGAGGGTGCAGGTATTACAATACAAGATGCTGTAGATGCTTCAACTGATGCAACTATTTTATGGGACCAAAACCCAGGAGAGTTTGACTTTTCACACGCTATAAATGTTACTGGGAATATATCAGTATCAGGTACTGTAGATGGAAGAGATTTAGCTACAGATGGTTCTAAGCTTGATGGAATAGAAGCAAGTGCTACTGCAGACCAAACAGCTTCAGACATCAGAGGTTTAGGCTTTTTTGATACATCGAACGATGGTGCTACAAGTGGACTAGATTCTGATTTATTAGACGGACAACACGGAAGTTATTATTTAGATTTTGGTAACTTTGTAATAGATGATGATGAAATACCTATTGCAAAACTAGCTTCTGATAGTGTTAGTTATGGTGGAGTTAGTGTTACTTTAGGTTCTTCAGATGCAACACCAGCATTTGATTTATCAGACGCTACTAGTTTGCCTATAGTAGCTGGTACATCTGGTACACTTAGTGTGGCTAGAGGTGGTACTGGTGCTACTTCTTTAACAGATAATTCAGTATTAACTGGAACAGGTACAAGTGCTATTACAGCAGAAGCTAATCTTACTTTTGATGGAAGTACTTTAAATGTTAATGGAGATATTAAAGTAGGTGTAGGAGCAGATGCACAACTAACTTCTGTTAATAATGGATTAGCAATCAGAAATCTTGTATCTAATGCTGATATGTTCTTTTATGTAAATGATGGTGGTGTTGATACTGAAGCAATGAGAATAGATGGTGCTACTGCTAATGTCGGTATAGGAACTACATCACCTGGAAATACCTTACAAGTATCAGGAAGTGGCTCAACACCTATGTCATCTGAAAGAACTACCAATAGTGGTGGGTTTGCTATGCTTCAAGGTAAAATGGGAGATAGTGCATCAACAACAGCAGGTCATGTTTATTCTGCTTTAGTAGCAGGTATTGAAGATAATACTAATGGTGCAGAAGATGGATATTTTGCAGTAGAAGTATCTGAAGGTGGAAGTGGTAGTGAAAAATTAAGAATTAAATCTAATGGAAATGTCGGTATAGGAGTTACAAATCCTTCAAGAAAGCTACAAGTAGCAGGTGCAATAGAGTTATCAACAGCAGACACCACAATAGATACAAATAATTTTGCTTTAAGAAGGGGTGCAAGTGGAGAAGGATTTTTAGATGCACCTGGTAATATTCAAATGAATATTGATACAAATAATAATCAATCTGATGCTTATTTTGCAGTATGCCGCGATGCAGGTTCAACACCATTATTTAAAGTTTTAGAATCAGGTGCAATAACATTTAATAATGCTTATACATTTCCTACTGCAGATGGTAGTACAGGACAATTTTTAAAAACAAATGGTAGTGGGAGTGTGCAATTTTCAGATGGAGATATTGATTACACAGATTTAGGTAGTGGTAGTTTAGGTCTGAACGACAATAATAAAACTTTAATATTTAATTCATCAAGTGCTTCTTGGAGTGTTGATTTTCCTGCGACTACATTATTTACAGCAAATACAAATGTAGATAATAGAATACTTACTGCCACAGGAGCAACAAATGGTGTAGCAGTTAATGGAGAATCTAATCTTACTTTTGATGGAAGTAATTTAAAATTAGCTATTGGTAATGCATCGCCTGATGCACATCTACACATTGGAGATAATTCAAGTAATTTTACTCTTGGCACTACATCAGGAGATAGTATTGATTTACTAAAATTAGAAACCGATTCTACTAATGCAAATCAGTTAATATTTTCATCTGAAAGAGTATCAGATGGAAGCACTTGGACTTCTACAAGAGAAAGAATTAGAAGAAGAGTAGATACAAGTAATATGGGATATATCCAGTTTGGTAGTAGTTTTGATGCTACAAATGCACACATGATTTCTTTTGGAGAAGTCGGTGTTGGCGATTATATGGGTATTACTGGAGATGGAAAAATTGGTATAGGAACTACATCACCTTCAGGAAAACTCCATGTATCAGGAGATGCATATTTTACAGGTGGAGATGTTGGTGTTAATACTACAAATCCAAGATTACCACTTCATGTAGCAAGTACAGATGGAGACGATGACCCTGCAAGTGCTTCAGCAACTGGTGCATTTTTTGTTACCAATAGTGCAGGAAGTTATGGATTACATATGGGAGTTTCATCAGATGGAAGTGGGTGGATACAATCACAATCTGTAACAAGTGCAAATGAATATAATTTAAACTTAAATCCTATTGGTGGTAATGTCGGTATAGGCACTTCATCACCAAGTAAAAAGCTACACATTAAAGATTCTACAAATGAAATAGTATTTATTGAAAGTTCAGATGATAATGCAGATATTGTTGGTGCAGATACTGGTGGGAGTACAAGATTTAGAAGTGCAAGTGGGATATTTCAATTTTTCACAGGTGGAAGTGCAAGTAATGCAAGTGCAAGTGGCTCTTCATTTGCCATGGAAATTGATGAAAACCAACGAGTGGGTATAGGAACTTCAGCACCTGCATATAAATTAGATGTCTTTGGAACAACAAGAATCTATAGTGCTTCAGGAGATGCTGATTTAAGAATAGAAGGTGGTGCAAGTAATACTACTTCATTTATGATTAGAAATGGGGCTGGTAATAATAGAGTAGATTTCTTAACTGGTGGTTCTAATGCTATGACTATTAATTCTTCTCAAAATGTCGGTATAGGAACTACATCACCAGCAACATTATTACACATAAATAAAAGTCAGTTTAATCCAACAAGCACTTCTGCATTACCAATAGGAAGATTTTCAGGTAGTTATGGTGGTGGACTTGGATTTTTTGACACAAAAGAAGCAGGTATGTATGCAATAGACAATGGAGATACTTTTAACTTTTATGTCGGTAGAACTATAGATACTGATACACCTGCAAGTAAAATTGTAATGACAATGAAGTCATCAGGTAATGTAGGAATAGGAGTTACATCACCAAGTGCTAAGTTAGATATTGATAGTACAAGTGGAACAGCATTATATGTAGATGGTGGTGTCGGTGGTGATAATATAGCAGAATTTCACAGAACAGATGGTGCTACAGCAAGTGTAAAAATCCATGCAGGAGGTGGCGACCCACAAATAACTTATAGAGATACTGACAGAGTATTTTCTATGGGTATAGATGCTTCTGAAAATCATTTTAAAATAGCCGAACATACTGACATAGGTGCTAACGAAAGATTTCGAATTGCAGATAGTGGCAATGTTATAATGTTTAATGATGTCGGAATAGGAACTTCATCACCTGAAGGTAAAGTCCACATTTATAATGGAGATGCAAGTGTAGCACCTGATGGAGATGCTGATGAATTAGTAGTAGAAAATTCAAGTAGGTCAGGTATTAGTATTTTATCAGGAGAAGGTAGTACAGATACTGGTGCAGTAATTTTTGGTAGTGCAAATGATGCTTTTGGTGCAGGACTTCAATATAGCTATCATGGTAATTCTTTAAAACTTATGACTGCAAATACTGGTCACTCTTTAATTTTTTCAACTGATAATAATTCTGAAGCCATGAGAATAAACTCATCAGGTAATGTCGGTATAGGAACTAACTCACCTACAGAAAAATTACAAGTAGATGGTAATATAAAAATTGAAGATGGTGGTATTTATCCTGCATTATTGTTTGATGATGTTGATACAGGTGCTTATATAGCAAATAATGCCAATGGTTTATTTATTGGTAAAACAAATAGTCCAAGCTCAGCTAATGATATAATGAAACTTGATTTGACTAATTCGAGAGTCGGTATAGGAACTACTTCACCAGGTGCTTTATTCACAGTAAGAAAAGATGGAACACAAGCATCAAGTGTTAGCACAACATATCAAATACAAACAGTATCTAATTCTAATGGTGGTATTGCTATACAAGCAGGAGATAGTTCTCATGGATATTTAGTATTTGGAGATAATGGCAATTATGATGCAGGTAGAATTGCCTATGGAAATAGTTCAGGTGCTATGGGATTTTGGACAGCAGATAATGAAAGAATGAGAATTAACTCTACTGGATTAGGTATAGGAACTACATCACCACAAGGACATTTAGATATTAATACAGAATCAGCAGAAGCAACTAAAGTTGTTATTAATGGAGAAGTCAGTCAAGATAAATTATTACTTATTAGACATCTTGAAAATAGTGAACTTTCAACAACTAATGCTTTAGGATTTATAGGTTCAGTTGTAGACAATGTTTTAACATTAGGACATTATAATTCAAGTGGTTCAGAAGTTCAAGTATTGCATATTACAGAAGGTGCAGATGTAGGAATAGGAACTACTTCACCTACATATAAATTAGATGTTGAAAGTTCAGATACATATATTGCACATTTTGTTTCAACTGGAACAAATGCTTTTATGCAATTAACTACAACTACTCACGGAGTAACTACCGGAGATGGTTTAATTTGGGGTATAGATAGTAATGCAGATACTTACTTTACTAATAGAGAAAATGCTTCTATGAGATTTTCTACTAATAATACTGAAGCATTTAGAATTGACAATAGCCAAGATGCACATTTTGACCAAGATGTTATAGCATTCTCTACTACACCTTCTGATATAAGACTAAAAGAAAACTTTGAAAAAATAGAAAATGGATTAGATGTAGTATCTCAATTAGAAGGACATACATTTAATTGGAAAAAAGGTGGAGAAAGATTAAGTGCAGGATTTAAAGCACAAGAAGTAGAAAAGATTTTACCGCACTTAGTAGATGAAAAGAAACTTCCACTAAGAGCAGATGACGATAAAGAATACAAGATTTTACGATATGAGGAAATGATACCTTATTTAGTAGAAGCAATTAAAGAACAACAAGAACAAATAAACGAACTTAAGGAGAAATTAAATGGCTAAAGTAATCGCAGAAAAAGTACAAGAACAAGTACAAGTTGATTCACCTAAAATGGTAGAAATCAAGCATACAAGAACTATGAAAGATGCTTCAGGTAATGATGTAGAAGTAGTGGATTATACTGATGTATTGCCTGTAGATAGTGCTATATCTATGTGCGAATCAAGAAAAGCTGAGTTAGAAGCACAACTTACTGAATGTGAAGCAGAATTAGCAGACTATATAGCAATAAGAGATGCTGAATAATGTCAATACCAGTAATACCAAATCACCCTACAGTACAATTAAAGATGAGTAATATTGCAGATAGTTGTAATTTAAATCAAACTACTAATATTAGTTTAAGAGGATTATCTATAAATAATCCAAGTTTAAGTTATAATAGCAACTCAAATGTGTCAACACTACCAAGTGGAAGCATTACTATTTCCGAAGGATTTTTAAGTGCTTGGTTAGTAGCAAATTTTGGAGATTCATCATTTGACCAAGCAGACGCTAATCAACATAAAATGTCGGAATTTCCAGTTGGTAGAAGTTGTCAAACAGCAGGATATTTAGGAAGATAATATTGTGCTCTATAGAGAGAAAACACTTGACATAGAAGGGAAAAATTTACTATTTTATAGCGGTGAGGTACATAAAAGCTATACTCATAGTATTATTACTTACTTTAAGAGGAGAAACAATGGGCGTAAATAACAAACAAATCAAAAGTTTAATTAAAGACGTTTGTGTCCAGATGGGAGACAAGTATGCAAAAAAAGAAGCATTGGATATCGTATATGCTACAGGGCTTGTGGAAAGCAAGTACGAATATATCGAACAAATTGGTAAAGGTCCTGCAAGAAGCTTTTGGCAAGTGGAGCCCAGCACAGCCGTCGACAATTGTAAAAACTTTATCTCATCTCGTCCTGACTTGCTTCAGGCATCTGCTGATATTCTTGGGATTGACCCTTATTATTTTATTGATGCTAACATTGACGATTGGGATTGGATTCTTCGTACTAATATCAGCGCTGGTATATTACATTGTAGAATTAAGTACTGGCGTATACCAGAACCAATTAAAGAAGGTAAAGAAGAATTAGCAAAGTATTGGAAGAAACACTACAACACAGAAGAAGGTGCTGGTAGTGTAAAACATTTTTTAGAATTAACGGAAGGTAAATTATAATGGCAACATTTTCACAGTTATTAGGAACTCTCCAAGCAGAACAACAACTTGGTCAAAAATTAACTCAAGGAGTTCTAGGAGAGGAAGTTTTTAAATCAGAGTCTATGATAAAAGAAGGCGAAAGACTCTATCAAGAAGCTGCTCAACAAGCAGGTCTTGACATAGGAAAGTATCAACAGAAAGGAAAAGAAATAGATACAGCAACAACTTTATTAGCTGCTGCTGTTCCAGTTGCTGCTCCTTTGATTGCTTTAGGAGGATTGTTAGGTAAAAAATCTAGAAAGAAACCTAAATTTAGATTTGACTTAGAGCAAGCAGTGCCTGGTTTTGAAAGCAGGTTGTTTGCAAAACAAAGAGGAGAAGACTTGATGTCCTCTGTAGAAGGAACAAGAGCAAATGTATCTAGGGCTTTAGAAACCTCTTTATTGTCTGATGTTCTTGGGCTAGGATTAAATCTTTATGGAAGCTATCAGCTAGGAAAAGGATTTGGAACTATACCTTCTGGCGTAGGAGATGAGGCAGGTCCTAGCTTTTTAGATTTCTTGAAAGGAGATATTAAAGATGTCTAACGGATTACAATTAAGAACATTGCAAGAAATGTTAGAAGCTCAAGGCTTAGATATGTCAGCACTAACAGACCCAGGAGCTCAATATGGATATGGAGCGGGAACACCTTATGGTTTTATGTTTCAACCTTTTGATGTAGCTAGGTATGAAGAGTCTGCTCAAGCATTGTTAGGCTTAGAGGAATCATTAATGTCTGGAATAGAAGAGCAGTTTGGTGCTGGAGGAAGAAGAGTAAGAGGCGGTTTGCAAACAGAACTTCAGAAAATACAAGAAATGGGAAGACCTTCAGGTCTTGTTGGAGGAGCAAGACAAAGGCTTGCAAGTCAGGCAAGAAGAGGAGCTTCACAATCATATGAAGAATTGCTTGGTAAAACACAACAACAAAGAATCTCTACTCAAGAACAACTAGGTCGTCAAGCAGCTCAACTAGAAGGTTCATTAACATCATTCTTAGGAGATACTGTTACAAGATATTTACAATTATTACAGGCAGACCCTAATGAACCTAGACCAGGTGCTCTTTCTGCTCCTTTAATGCCTCAAGGAGCTATGGGAGTAAATCTTCCTGACTTCTCAAACATGTTTAATTTTGATTTTAGCAACATTGACCTTAGCGGTTACGATTACGGAGGAAACCAAAGTGGCTAGAAGAGTTATAAATCCTAGCATTGTTAAGAGCGCTGGAGAAGATGCGTTAGACCAAATTTTAAAACTTAGTGGTCAGATTGCTACAGAGAATGCTAAAAATAGAAGACAAAGCGAACTTATTGACTACTACAATAAAAGAGACGCAGAAGAAGCTAAAGAAGATGCTAGAAAAGAAATATCAGCTAATGAAAAACGATTCCAAGACGAGTATCAAAAACCTATCTTGAAACTAATAGAAGAAGGTAAGTATAGAGAAGCAGAATTAATGTTAGGCAAAAGAGATGAAGGTGAAACTTCTATATATTCAATGAGATATAATTCTATGCTAACAGAAGAGAATAGACCTTTTTTTAGAAGCGAAGAATCTATACAAAAATTAATTGACGATGGTATTCAATCTAAAAAAGATAAGGGAGCAGACATGGCTGTATGGTCAGACCCTAATGCAACCAAGGCAGAAAAATTAAATGTATTAGCAAGGTCAAGAAAGAGAATGAAAGATGGTCTAGCTGGATATCAAGAAATTGACAACTACTTAAGTATTGCAAAGAAAATGGGCTTTGATGATGACCTAGGTTTTACAGATGATGTAAAAGCTGGAGTAACTGCTGGGACATTAAAGAGTGGAATGAGCAGTCTGTATGATGCTGTAGATTATTTTGAAAGAGTTAATATGCCTTCTAATGAAAACCTAATAGCTTTTGCTACCCAGTCTCAAACAAATTATGGATTTAATCCTCTTGAAACAGAGCAAAGTAGAAAAAAATTAGTAGCAGACTTTAAAAATCTAACTTCTCAAAACGCAGCACAAACTTTAAGACAAATAAAATCTGAAGTTATTCTAAGAGAACCTGGTGGAAAAAATTTCTTTGAGCTATTGGATTATGGAGATTTTAGAAAAGAAGAAATACTAAATAATGTTGCTGGCTTAATCATTGAAGCAAATCCAGAACTAGCTAAAAAGTCAAGAGAAGAATTAGGCGAAGCATTAAACGGAGAATTCAAGGAATATTTTAGAGACGAACTAACAAAAGCCCTTGGACCTACTTGGTTTAATACTTTTGAAAAAATGCAAAAAGATAAAACTCTTAGATATAACTTATTAGGGGAATAGATGCCAGACCCACAAGAAAAATCATTAGATTTTAGTGCAGGGTTAAATCTTCCAAAAGAAGTAAGCCTTGACATTCCAGATACTTTATCATTAGACTTCTCAGATGGTATTGTAGATACAGAAATCGATACCTTCAAACCTTTAGACGAACCAAACTCACAACCTAAATCTGACATCGTAGGTGCTTTTATGGAAAAACACTTACCTGTTGTTGTAAAAGAAATGTATAACAATAGCATTGAAGGTATTGCTACAGAAATTGCTACTGGAAGAAAAATGTATTCAGTTCCAAACAGAGATGCTGTTGACTCAAGTTTAGCTAGAGATATCTTTATTCAAATGGGTTCTTTTTTAGTTCCTACACCAACAAATGTAGGTAGTCTCCTAGGCGGAGGTCTTATTGGTAAAGGAGCTCAAATAGCTGGAGGTAAAAAAGCTATGGAGTTTGCTGCAAACCAAATGGTTAAAAAAGGTTTAGTAAGCAATAAATTAAAAAAAGAACTTGTAGACGATGTATCAAGAATTACTTTTGTAGAAGGTGGTGCTTTTGCAGCACAAGAAGGTTTATATAGTGGAGCTATAGAACTAAGAGATGCAATTATAGAATCTGATTTTGACATATCTAAATATCAAAATATAAAAGATAAAGATGAAAGATATTATACTGTACTAAGTGATATGTTAGACCAATCAGACCCAGTAGATTACTTAAGAGGTTTTGGAGTGGCTGCTATTGGAGGTCAAGCATATGGTACTGCTAGATATGTTAAACCTAAAAAAATAAAATTTACTAAAAATTTACAAAGAGAACTTAAACCTTTAGATGAGGCAAGAGGATTAGAGTTAGGTATAGGTGCTGAGATAGGCTCTATTATGGCTGCAAGTCCTTTGCTTTATGGGAGAGAAATATCAGAATCTCAAGAAGGTTCTTTTATGCAAAACCTTGTACTAGCTACTGGTATTGTAGCTGCAGCAGGTTTACCAAGAGCAACCTTTAACAGTGCTAGAAAAGCTTATAGAGAAGGTAAATTTATAGGGTTAAAAGAAAAGGGAGTATTTGGAGAAATACCTGGACAAGAATTAAGAGGTTTAAATTTTGATGAGATAGGAGAGATTATACCAGAGGCTGTAGAATTACAAGGATTTTTAAGAAGAACATCTGATGTATATAAAAGAGTTCAAGAACCTTTAATTAGACTAACTGGTAGAAAAGGCGACCCTATGATTACAGAGCAGGTTGCTTTAACTATTAGAGATATAAACAAAAAACAATTACCAGCTGGAATGGCTAGTGGTGCATACGCTAATGTAGACATTGTTGGAAAGCCAATACAAAAGAAAAGTAAAAAAGGTAGAACTGTTATACAGCCAGGAGAAGCTGAAGCAATACCAGCTAGTTTAGATGCTAAGATAAATAGAAAAAGCATAAAATATGTAGATGATGGAATACAATTTGAAGTGCAAGTCGGAGGAACAAACTATGCTCTTGACCCTGTAAATTCAGATTTGTTCTTAAAATTTTACACATCACAACCAAGCTTAGCTAAAAAATTTAAGGAAAAAAATAGAAAGTATTTTGGTCTAACTTACGAAAGAAGAAGAAAGCTTAGACAATTTAGAACAGATGCAAACAGAGGCTTGAATGGTTTAGAAAAGGGAGATTACATTAGAGCGTTAGAGCAGGTAGCAGATGAATATGATATTAAAAAATGGAACAATTTAAAAAAGCCTCCAAGAATTAAAGATATGACAGATGTTGAGATGAGACTAGTAACTGAACAAATAGGAGATATTCAGTATATTAGAAACTTTGAAGAGCATATAAAAACCAACTATGGGGCAGACTTAGATAATCTTTCAGGAATTAAAAACGAATCTAATATACTGAACTATGCAAAATCTTTAGTAGGCAGTATAGGAAAAGATGTTCAATCTCCTGCTGCTAGAACTGCTATAAAACTAATATCCAAAACAGACAGAAGAGTAATTCAAAAATCCACAGAAAGACTTGTCAATCTACAAAGAGCTTTTGGTATGGACGAAGCTGTATTAAGCGTTAGAAAAGGTTTACCAAGATTTGCAACAGGATATAATCCTTTTAGAAATGAGATGTTAGAAAAATGGATAACTGGGGAAAAAGTTAAGCTAAGTAATGGAACAACAATATCTTCAGGCTTTGATGAATATATTAGATTAGATGCTAAACCTAGAGCTATAAGAGCTATGAAATCTCAGGCAACTAAGCTTGAAAAATCTGGGCAAATAACAAAGAAAGAAGTTGCATTTTTAAAAAGAAGAATTAATGCTATTGAAGGTATTAAAACTATTATGGATGAAGTCTATGATGATGCTCTTAAAGCAAAGATAAAGGTAGCTGGAAGAAAAGAATGGTATATGCCTTTTGTTATTAAGAAACAAATAAGAGATACCATATATACAGATATGTTAAATTTAAATCAAAAGGTTCAACAAATAGTTGGAGAAATATCTTTAGACCCTGAAGTAGCTTTGAGAAACTTAGATGACAAGGGTAAAGAAGCCTTAAATAAAACTATTGAAGATTTTGTTACAAAGCTTGTTAAGTCTGCTGATGATAATAAAAAATCATTTGGAGATTTATTTAATTTAACAAAAAAGAAATTACAAAATGACAGTCCAGGAGTATTATCTGATGTTCCTAACTATGATGTATGGGCTGCTATGAACTCTACGATATATACAGATGGGTTTAAGATTTATGCTCCTTTGGAAAAATCAAGAAGAGTTGTAGGCTCTACTGTAACCAACTTAGACATTTTACAAGAAGTTGTAGCAAGTAAAAAGAATATGTTAGATACAAATCTTATGACTTTGTTCCCAGACTATATAAACGGTGCTACAAAAAGAATTGAGTTATCAAAAACATTTACACCAGACGCTGCATTTTTAAATAAATTAATTGATAGAATACCAGAAGAGGCAGAGCTTAAAGGATTCGGTGCACTTATAGGAAGAATGGGAGCTAATAGTGTTAGGTTTGGTAGTGATGTAAGAGGAAAACTACCTAGATTTGTTATAAAAGAAAAAGACGCTGTAAGACTTTTAAAAGAATCTTTTACTGGTGAAGACGCAATGAATAGAAGAGGAGCATTTGCTGGAGTATTAAACTGGGCTTCAAACTTTGAGATGTTTAGTAAGATATCTGTTGCTACTGCAACTATACCTAATATGACTCAGGTGTTTATATCTGCATTACCTCAGTTTGGACCAGGCTCTTTAGTAAGAGGTCTTTTTAATATGAACTTTAACCCTCAGGTAAGAGATATGCTTTCAAAATCTGGAGTAACTGGTCTTTCTGTTATTGATGAATTATTGGGAGGTAGTAGAGCTTTAGAGGTAGGGCAAGCAAACTTGGCTAAATTTGACGACCCAACAAAAGCTTTTGTTAGACTTGTAAAAGGAGAAGTTAAGCCTAGGCAGATGATAGCAGGTCTTTTTGACTTAGCTGCAAAACCATTTATGATGGTAAATCAGTTTAATAAAATGTTGTCTGGAGCTATGGCTGAAGACTATATTAGAAAGCTAGTAATGATGTATGATGGTAAAATGGGTCTTGCACAAAATGTTGAAGCTCTTGCAGGAATTCCATTAGTTAATAGAAAATCATATGCCAAAAACAAGATGAAAAAAGTTTTTAACATAGATATAGATGAAGCAATGAAACATAAAGATGCTATCTTAGATAGAACATACAACCCTGCAAATAAAGGTCAAGCAAAAATGAGAGCAAAAATTTTACAGGCTATGGAACAATATGCTACAGGCTCTCAGATAGGTAGACAATTTGATAATGATGCTTTAGTATTTGCTGATAGTTTTCATAAGCCAGCAGTTTTGTTTAAAAGATTCCCTATAGGTCAAGCAAAATATGCTTTAGATATGATAAAATTTGAAATGGCAAATGGGAATATAGGTATGCCTTTATACTTGGCTGCTTCTGGTTCTTTTGGTGGACAAATAGCATTTAAAGCTATACAAGATTTTAAGAAATGGCTTTCTGGAGACAGACAATTTTATGGTCAAGAAGAAAAAGAAAAATGGATAGAAACAGATGGAGATGCTATCGTTCAAGGTATTTTCCAAAGTGGAGTTGTAGGAGCTTACGATGTTATTGTAAGAGATTTAGAACCTATAAATAATTTGAAATTCTTAGCAAAACCAGTTTTATTAGACGATGCTATGAGAATAATAAAGACTGTAGATTATGCAGTTACTCAATTTTATGTTAATGAAAAAGATTTAAACATTCAGGTAAGAGAGTCTATGATAAAAGCTGGTCCAATATTTGGTCCTATTATGAATGCAATATTAAAAAGATATGCTTACGAAGGACAACTTCCTAAAGCATTAGGAGGACCTCCTGGAAAAGAAGGTACGCCTCCATATAAACTAAACAGAAATGATGCAGAAGGTAGAAGAAGATACGTAGTTCAAGATATACAAAAATTAATGTTTACTGGTACAGGACCTGATGGTAGTATAAATGAAGCTACCTATCAAGACCTAGCAGATAAAGCAACTAAGCTTGCTAAAGATTGGAATGAAAGTTATTTTGTAACACAATTCCCAGATTTAAAAATTGACCCTATGGAGCAAAGCCCAAGAAATCCTTTCTATAAGAAAGGTCTAATGCAAAAATTTGAAAAAGAGGTTTACAAAAACCAAGATTATTATGAAAAACCCGTGGAAGATATAGATTTCACACAATATTTAGAGGATTAAAATGGCAGATAAATTAACAATACAAGATTACTTAGACTTTTTTGGCGACAAAAGCAAGGAAGCAGATGAAGCACTAGAGTCTACATTTGGAGCTTCTCAAAGAGGAAGCTCTATGACACCAGAGATGATGCAAATAATTATGGGAGCAGTAGAACCAGGAGGTGGTATAAAAGCCGTAGGTAAAGCTGCTGCAAGAGGTGGTAAAAATATACTAGACATTCTTAAAGAGATGATGGGTAGAGGAAAAGGAGAGATAGGAGATATTGCTTTTAGACGAGGAAGTCAACCATCACAATATACTCCTAGTATAATTGAAAAACCTTTAGGACAACAAGAATTGTTTAGTCAAGAACCTGTGAAACAAGCAGTTAGAAGAGCTTTACAATTACCTAAACAAGAAATAGGAAAGAATCTCCCAGCAAGAAGAATGCAAGATATTAGAAAAGAAGGGTATACCGAAGGTGGCTCTGCTATGGATTACTTTCGTTCTGGAGAGTATACAGATATGTTAGTAAGAGCTCTAACTGACAATGCTAGGCGTTCAGACCCAGCTATGATATCTTCTGTAAAAAATGTATTGGGTCTTAGAAATTTATTTAAATCATTAGGAAGAAAAAATAGACAAGGAACTTTAGAAGTTGATTCTTCAACCTTAGGAGATTTTTTGAAAAATAAAAACTAATGAACCAAAACGTAGAGACAAAAAATAAACAAAAGACAATAGCAGACTTTCTTTTAAAGGAAGCTCCAGAGGCTGCCATATCTGGACTATATAAAGGAATGCAAGCTGGTGTTGGTATTTTGTCTGACTACGTAGAAAATCCTGCAAGAAATATTAGCTTTGATATTGCTACTGCAGGAGCTGGTAAAGGATTAAAGTTCTTAGGAGCTACTGGATTAATAAGTTCAAGACTTATGGATGATGCCTTTGATTACTTTAGAGGAGTTCCAATGGCTTCAAGAGAGAATTCTCTTTCTAAATTAGTTGACGATGGAATGCTCACAGGTGGAGGTAAAAAAATATGGGGAGACGCAGAGAAGTTTCCTAAATCTACTTACACTACTTTGTTTCCTAGGTATGCAGAAGGTTATGCAAAAAATCTAAGTTTTGGACAGAGAGCTGACAATCTTAATGTTTTAAATGAACCTGGAACTATTTTTAGATTTGAAGTTCCTGCGAGTTATATATATGAAGTAAATAAAGAAGCTACAGAAGAAATAGCAAGAAGGGTTGGACAAAAATCTTTTGACCCAAATTATTTTGATAACATTATTCAGTCAATTATGAGAGATAAAGGAGGTTTAGTACAAGGAAACTTAAACCAAGCTAGATATCCTTATATATCAGACATAGAAAAATTAGTAAGACGAGCTGCTGGAGACCCTAAAGGTCTAGCTACAAGCGGTTTAACAAGGGGTACCTACAGATTTAGAGAAGGTATTCCTATAAAATTTCTTAGTGACTTAGAATTTGTACCAGGGGTCAATACAAGTCAAGCTACAATTAAAAGATTAAATGACGCTATAAGAAGAAAAGAGCTTATTGACGCTTTAAAAAACCTTTAGAATGGAACGCCTGGCATTTCTTTTGCAACACTTGCTTCTGCTTCTTCCACAGTATCATAAAGTGTACAACAATCTGGTGAGAACCCAACCGTTGCTTTCCCAGTTGACCCATACCTATTTTTAGCTACAACTATATCTAGTCCATACTTTCCATGCTTTGCATTCTCAAAGTTTACAGTCCAAGGATAATGCGTAAATGCTACAATCTCTGCATCCTGTTCTAGATTACCAGACTCGGCAAGGTCACTAAGTTTAGGAATTCTTTCTGTCCTATACTCTATATTACGATTAAGTTGTGAAACAAGAATAACTGAAATATTCTCAGACTTACACAACCATTTATATCGTCTTGATGTATCACCTATTTTTAATCTTAAATCTCTCATATCATTACTAGGGTATTCAATAAGACCTATATGGTCGTCAATAACGACGTCAGGTTTTATACGTCTAATTTCACGAAAAGTTCCCTCTAAATTTCGTATGTTGTCAAACATAAATAGTTTGTCAGTATACTTTTCTTTAATAATATTTAAACTTTTTTCAATTTCTGATTTACTAGTGACTGCGTTATGTCTTAACATATGGTATGTAATACCCTCTGCTTCCATAGCAATAAACTTTTTCATCATTTCAGTATTAGGCATTTCTCTATTAAACATAACAACCTTTTTGCCAGACAACACAAGGTTTCTAGCTATATTGGCAACTGTCGTGGTTTTAGCATTCCCAGGTCGCCCAGCAAAAATGGTTATTTCTCCTCTAGTCATACCCGATATAATATTGTCTATCGGTGCAAAACCAGTGGTAGTTAGGTTGCGTTTGTTGAACAGAGAATCTTTTGTCATAGACAATAATGTATCTAAGTCAAACTTTTGACCAGGCTCTAAGTTTAGTAAAGAGCTTGTTGTGTCGTGAACATTTACAAGTAAACTACTAATATCATTATTATTGTCGTAAGCTTTCTTAGCAATCTCGTGTGATTGTGATACTAGCTTTCTTCTTAGCCAATCAGAATTAACTTGCTTAGCATACGACTCTACGTTAGCAGTACTAGGTATTTCAGATAGTCCAGTTAAATAATATGTAATACCTTTTATCTTACTAGATATATTAACGATGTCTATTGGAATATTTTCTGACTTAAGTTCTGTCATTACTTCCCAAATCTTTTTATTTTTCTCTACATAAAACGCTTCGCTTTCTACAATGTATTCTTTTACTACATCATAGCATTCATCTTTTATTAGAATAGAACCTAATACAGCTCTTTCTGCATCGTCGCTAAATATACCACCTACTTGTTCTTGCATTTGTGACACACTCCTTTCACCATAGGTATAGTTTTATATACAGACTGGTCTAGATAACCTGGCTCAAACTTACCATTGTCCTGCATTTCTATAGCCCAAGCTTGTTTACAAACTGGACATCTAGTAGGGACTCTAACCATAGAAACATTTTCATTACTAGGTTTTTGTCTTTCTGATAAGAAGTGTGGATTCTTTCTGCCTTCTGCAAAAAGTTTATATACTTCTTCGTCAAACCATTCTTTGTAATTGTCAGGGTCTACCTGTTTAAAATAATATAAATAAGATTCGAACTCAGCTTTTTCTGAGGCGAACTCTTCTTTTGTCTTATAAGTAAAGACACTTCTCATATTGCTCTCCCTATTTATTTATTAGTTGAGTTGAAAAGCTAGTTGGATTAATTCCAATAAGTCTTTATATCGAATAGTTGCGTATATTTCTCCTCTATCTTGTTTGATAAGAGTAATATCACAATCGTCTGGTGGCAAAAGATAGCTAGCAATAGACTTTCTTACTTTACACTGCACCTTCATTTCTCTTGCAGTCTTTTCGTCTAGTAAATAGTTTATTACTATATCAACCTCTGGAGACATACCTATACTTCTACCATCGCTACCCCAGGCTCTTTTTGCATTAAAGCCGTGTTGTTCTGCAATGTCTACGCATTCTCTTTCGAATCGATTACCTTTTGCTTTTGATTTACTTGCCATATTTTAATATACTTATTTATTCTTTCTTGAGTCAACTCAAACGTTTTAATTTATCTATATCAAATCTTTCTGCTGTCCTTCTAACAAAATCGTCAAACACCATAAATGTGTCTTTCCATTCTCCGTTGTAATATACTTTAGTAACAACTGTGTTAGCTAACATAATTGATTGCTCAGGGCTTGTGCTATGTGTAGCAATAACTCCTAAAGATATCTTCCTGGTCGCTCTCCAGGTGTCAACAATTCTTTCTATTACTAGTCTTTGCCCTAATGGAAACGGAGCGTCGTCTTTTTTACAGTCTCCTATTAATAGAAATTCATTGCCGACTTCAAAACAAAAGTCGATATCAGTAGGCGAAACAAGCCCATCTTGCAATCCATCAAATATTATTGGTTGTTTAAACCTTTTTTCAAATTTTATTGGTCTTTTCAAAAATTTTCCTTTCGAGAATGCCCCTCTAAGCGATTATAATTACATTTTCGACATAAGTGTCGACTAAATAGTGTTTCGTCCATAGAAGGGCAACCTCGTGCGTTATTTTAATTTAGCACTCTTTTTTGTGGAAAAACTATGTTTTTTGTGCAGTCTAGCCAAAAAAACGACAAATCCATGTGGTCGTTAACAATACTTATGTTGTATCCTTCATTAATCATCTTTAATACTACCTTCTTTGTAAAGGAAGGGAAGGCTCTATACCTGACAAAACATTCATTCGTCGACGTTACTCCCGTCTTCTCTATCTTTTCCCTTATCTTTGTTTCTTTCGATGTCATCTAATATCTCCCTATAACGTTTTCTTAGAATGTGGACGAGGTATTTCTCTTCTCGCCCACTTATTGTTTCAATGTCTTTGAATCCTACTGCGCTAAGTCTTTTAGTCACCAAGACCTCATTGATACCTGGTTGATATCCCATAAGGTCTTGGAAAGACTTCATAATGGCATTCCATTTACTAATGTCCATTAGTCGCAACTGTCACAATAGTTTGGACCAAGAGCCGCTCTTGATTGTTCGAGAACATCTTTGTCTTCTACAACAGGAGCATCTTCTTTATACTGGTCTTTATATTGAGATTCAAAGGCTCGCCTAGTCATTGTTCTTATTTCTTCTTCGTCTTCGTGACGACTAGCCTGAAGAACTTCTATTATTGACTTGGCTTGTTCTTTTGTAAGTGTAAAAGAGTACTTCATCAGAACGGCAATTCGTCTTCTGTAACTGGCTTGTCTACTGTTCTATTAGATTTAAAAACATTGACAGCAGTTGGTGTTACTCTTTCTTCTCCTGACTGGTCAGTCCACTTATCGTGTACAACCTTAATAGTCACAGGATTTCCTGAAATATCAGACTCCATAACCATAGGTAATAAATATCTACCTTGGTCGTCTTTCTGCATTTCAAAGCCACAAGCTTCTGCGAATATCATATACCCTTTATTATTGCCTTGATTGTCTTCAAGTTTAGGATATTTCTTTTTGTCAGGAGATTTAAATCTAAAGTATCCTTTAGACTTGACTTCTCTACCTTTTAAGTCAGGATATCTATCATCGTCCAACCTATAGGTAGCTTCAAAGATGTCGCTTAGATATTGATTTCTAACAACGATATCTTTTTTGATAGTCAATTTACTGACTATAGCTTCATATGAACCTTCTTCGATAGTAGCATATTTCTTTCCTGCCGTATCTTCTGAAGGATTATAATAAGCCACATTGTTATCTATGTCGTTTAATACATCTGTAACATTGCTCATTTTTTACTCCCGATTAATTTAGACATTACTTTATCGTAATTGTCTTGGTTTATCATTCCAGACTGAAGTGCTCTATGCACCTTGTCTGCTTCTTTTTTGTCCATCTCTGCAATAACATCCATAAGATTATTTACTTGGACATCTCCAAGACTCTTATCTATATATTGCTTACGATAAACATCGTCTGCTACATTACACAGTCTATTTACTGCAACCTTGAACGCATCTGAGTTAGCAGCTTTTAGGTCATTACCTAAGTCTACATACCCTGAGCCATTTCTAGATACTGCTATTCTATGTGCTGCAACTGAGTCAAAACTACGAGGTACACCTTCGTCCATAACTTTAAGACGTCCGTGAACTACAATAGCTTTATCTCCAAGAGTTTCATACTTGATTACTTCCCAAGACCAGACAGGATAATATTGGTTTAATTTCCAACGCATATATCCTTCGTCTACATAATCAAAACCATTTCTACTTTTGACTACATCTTGAGGAGTAGGGTCTTGTGAAACTTGTTGGTGCTTACGTATCAATACATCGTCTTGAATTGCTTGGTCGTGTAATACTTCCATAGCGTCTCTACCGTCAGTATCTAACGCAGCTTCCAGTACTTTACTCATTTATACTCCCATTGTTGTAAGGACATAGATGTCTAACATCACAGAATGACTGACATTTTCTACCGTCCCAGGTTTGTTCTTTATTACATTGTTGAGGCAAGTTCCCTGTTTCTAGAGCTTTTACAAGCTCATCTCTAGCAGAAAGAAACTTATTCTCTAACACTTCATCGTCATACTTAGGTATTTCAATCAGGTAAATATGTTTGTCTAAACCTCTATCTCTAGATACTGCTAGACCTCCGTCTCTTAAAGTAACCTGAATATACATATTGTCTACGTCGTATCCTGCTTTCTCTAAGAGATATCTATACCAATTTACCTGCCAGCCCCAGTCTCCATAGTCAGCTAGACCTTCATCACGATACCATTGTTTAATCATTTTAGGAGAACCTTTTTTTCCCCATTTACCGCTTGCTTTGTATCTAGCACCAGACGGGTCTGGAATTAGTTTGTATGTCATCCCTAATAGTTTAGCACATTTGTAAGAGCCAGTGTTTTTATAGTCTAACAATGTTTTAGTCTCCTTGTCATACAAGTCGGCTATACCAGTTATGTCAAACTCTTCTAGCTTTTCTTCTAACAAATGTCTGTCGTCTTCGTGTTGTTCTAATCGAGCGTGATGCATTGTTCCTGCTAGAGAAAATGCTCTATCTTGCGGGTCTATATAATATTCTTTAGTCCTTTTAAGATAAGATTCACACGCTCCATTTAGAAGCTCGGTCGTAGACGGCTTTCTATTAGGGTCTCTTTCTTTCGACATTTCAATTAAAGTAGGTAATGACATACCCATCTTAACAATATCGACGTCGCCCTTGTTCACGTCTTCAAATGATACTTTACTTCCATCTGGGTAAAGAAAACCAATTGCGGGCATTCGTCGTCTCCTTGTTATTTACATAATCTGTCATCAAACTATGTAGTTTATCTTTAATCGACACACCTTCTTTTAACGTCTTGGACTTAAACTTTATCCAAAGTTTCTTGTCCACAACGAAAGAAGTTTGATATCTATTTTTCATAGTGCAATCTACCATAATATTCTTACTTGTGTCAAATAAAACTTTAAAACTTTATAAGTCAAGATTCTTAAGTTTCCTATCTACCGAATCTTTCTCGTTGTCAGGTATGCAAGGGAAGTATTCGTGAAGTATTTCAAAACCTTTTTTATAATTAAGGCTTTTTTCTATATCACTAATTGCTTTTGCATAGTCTTCTTCTAATTTCTCTAGATAAAGAAGTAGTGCGTCTAATTCTTTATCTACTCTTTTAAACTGCTCGTAACCTTTGCTCATGATTTTCTCCAGTGTTGTTGTTTACTATCTCACTTGTCCATCCTGCACCTGCGACGTATTTAGTTTCTATTCTGAAACCTAGCTCGTCTAGTTCTGCAGTCAGTTCAAGTATCTTTCTATTAATTTTTATTGCTCTTTTATCTCTATCTTCTCTATCTTTACCCATTTGTCCTCCTGGTCAAGTACATAGTATCCTAGACTTTGATTAACTCTCTCTAGGTCTGTTATTAGTCTTCTCATCTTTTCAGTAAATATAATATTATTCTTATTAAGATGACCTTCGTCTTTTATAGACCACGTCTTGTTTGTTACTTTACTCATCTATACCTCGCATTACAGACGTTAAAAGTTTTATAGCTTTCTTTACCTCTGCATAACTTTCGTCGTCATTGTTTTGTTCTAATCTATCTAGCAAGTCGTATAGTATAAAGTATATATCTTTAACTTGTAGATACTTTGTATCGTCTAATATATTTATAGTATTCATTAGCACCTACCTCCGTCTAATATTCTATGATATTCATCTTTATTGCCCATTGTCTCTTCTGCTACACTTTCTTTAAATTCAAAGTAAGTGACAACTTCTTCAGAGCAGTCGCAATCTTTCATATAGTATTCTTCAATACCGCAGTACCCACAGACCATCATATCGTCTGTATCTATATCTACGACATTACCTTCTTCGTGTTCAATCATATTTCCCTCACATTGTTCACATTCTTTAACATAAATCTTTGGCTCGTCGCCTTCGTGTCTATTGCCACACTTACAAACAACTGTTGGTTCCCATAGACCTTTAGACGACTCGCCCTTTTCAACTGATATAAATCCAAGATAACTCATCTTTGGTCATTCATATAATCTCTTTGCTTATCATTCCAAGCGTCATAACGCATATCATTGTCAGTTTCAAACTCTTTGATAGCATTAGCAAACTCGTTGTAAGCAAAGTCTACATCCCATACGTCTAGCTCAGTCTCTTCGTCGTGAGCAATAGGGACATATATTTTGATGAAAGCAGGGTCGCTTTTTTTACTTATAGTATCATTCATTTTATTTCCCATTGTTGTATTACAGGCAGCGTCGCCAGACCAAAAGATGTCTTTGCATAACCTCTTTGACTGCCTGTAATTTTGTTCATATACATTTCTACTCCACAAGTTATAAATAATAATTTACAATTCCAAGAACTTTTTTGTCTGCTATCGAGCTTTTTGTCGAGCTTTTGTAAAAATTTCATAAATAAAATCAAAAAAACCAAGCGACGCCCGACATAAAGTTGTCGGACGCCATCTTGATTGTCTTTACAAAGTAGTGTCATAAGTACTATAATTGACTAGATAGTCTTCATAATCTACACTTTGTTTCTGGTCATACATTTGTTTCCAAGTTTCATATCTGACGTCGTTCACAAGTAAGAACGTGTCCTCAAATATGTCTTTGTATTCAAATGTCATTGTCTCTTTGTTAAACTCTACAATAGTATTGACGTTTGAAAAAACGTCGTTGTAGAATTTAGTCGCAATATGTTCTTCCATAGCATTTCGTAAGTCCTCTTTCCTGTTTTGGAAGTAGTACTTTGTATCAACGTCTATGTCAAACACGTCGTAGATATTATCTAACGACATACAAGACCTATTTGCTCTATGTCTCAAATAATGAACCATAGGTTGCAATAAGTAAGGTCTATCTTTTTTAGGCAGACCAAGATATCGTCGTAATACCTCAGACTTTTTCCTATAATCAAGTACGTCAGAACTCATACCTTCGTCAGTATAGTCGCTATACTTATTTGACATCTGCGACAACTTGGTATTTACAGTAGAAGGAACCCATAACGACTTATACATATCAGTGCTTCCAAAGCTGGAATAACTACTCATATTGTCCCTAATGTCTTCTGCTATTTGATAAGACCTGTCCACGACTTGTGTCCAGAACTTAGTCCAGTACTTGATTTTGTCTAGTTGCAAAGTACCCGAGTGATAACGTATTTCCAGACCTTGATTGGCTTGGAAATGGCTATGCCAATTCAGTCCATGATATCTTTTGTCGTTATACTTGTCGTCTGTATAACCACCATTGTCGTAATAGAAATCTACAAAACTATCTCTATCTTGAATGTATTTGAAATCATTGACTGCTTGTGAAACTGGTCTGCCCCAACGTTGTCCACCACTACCATAAAATCTAGACTTTGGCAACCACGTGTAAATATGTGGCTCCATTAGTTTAGTAAATAGTGTTAAGACTGACGCATGTATCCAGTCGTAGTCTTGGACGTCTATATGTAAGTGAAGTCCAGTCTTCCAAGATGCATATGCATTCCACTGGTTTTCCAGACGCTTACAAAAGAAGTCAGCGTCGTGTAATAGTCTATCGCCACGTCTTGGTCGCATAACAAGTTCGCCACCATATCGGTGTCTTTCGTTTGTAACACTTCCGTCGGAAACAAAATTAGACATACCAAGAGTATAGAAATTGTCTGTATCCTCAGTATCTCTGGTTCTTCCAAGTGCGAAGTTCAAGTCGTCTTGGACATCTCCGAAGCTCTCGTCATACTTGAAGTTAGTCTCAAGTTCTAGACCGACATACCTTTTAGACTTTATCCAACGAAAAGTGTCTTTCGTATAGAAATGTCTATCAGGGTGAACCCAGTCAGTTCTGTTTATGACATAACTATGATTATAGACTTCCCAATCAGGTTGTCCACAAACGTCGTGTTCTTCGTAGCAACTATCGCATAGATAATCGCCATACCTGTCTGACCAACACATGTCGTCACGCCACATCTCGTAGTCGCAAGATGGACAACACATTACGTGTTCGTCATAACAAGGTTCGCAGAAGTATTGACCATTAAACTCCATAGCGTCTTCTTGGTGTACATTTTCTCCACATTCACAAGAGACGTAATTCTCTGCACAACTATTGCACAAAGGGTCGCCACTTGAATTGGTGTAATGATTGCCGTCTTCGACGACTTCTTCATTGCAGTCTTCACAACAAGAAGGTTCCATTTGATGTGGTTCTGTCTGATGTCTACTTTCAGGAGGCATTTTTAACCTCTACCTCTTCCCAGACATCTGTACCATACTTGTCTTGAAACATCTTATCCTCACTAAATACTTCTTCTGAGTGAGGACAGACGTAATACCAAGTATCGTCGCTTTCGTCAAAAAACCACGAATTTGGACTAGTCTGAAATATCTCTGCTAGTTCCAACGCTTCGTCATTAAGCCATTGTTTTGACCAATCATCTGTTATGTCATCATCAAATTCAAGTTCCTGTTGCAAGTTAAAGTCGCTAACTTGACTTGCACTTTTGAAATGACCCCAACCACGATTTGTCGAGTATTGATTAA